CGCCTGGGCGACGGCTTGGGTCGGATTGTCACATTGTCACGCGGCGCAGGGTCGAGGGCTTCCGTAACTGCTCGCACCTGGGCGCCAGTCATGGGTCATTTGGGTCATGGCCGATTGATGACCCAAATGACCCATAAACGTGGGCGCTGGGTCATGGGCCATGGGTTATGGGTCATTTGGGTCATATTGCCATCGTTTTGAAGTCGGTCGACCCCCTTTGGGGCGGCGGCTGACGGCGCGGCCCATTGTGACTACTGTATATCCATACAGTATATTTTTTATCTCTCTCTAGACTTATAGACTAATGACAATATGACCCAAAAGCCCCGATTCCCCTATGGCGCGTGCTGGGTCATCGCGCCTCTCAAACGCGACAATCCATAACCGAACCTCGACCCAACCTAGGGTTTGTCCCTACAAAATAGCTGTTGACTCATAAACGAGATTCCCTTACAGTCTCTACATCGCACTGACGCGATGCAACTACAGTAAAGGCAAACCATGAAAGAAATTCTGATTTACGGCCTCGCCCAAGGCGAACGCCGCGACTACATGGAAGAACTGCTGGCATGCTTCAAAGACGGCGCAAACACCGCCGCGAACATTGAGCGCGTCAAAAGCGCCGCTAGCGCCGCCGGTTTCCATTCTTTCCGCGTTACCGGTTACGCCGGCGAAGCGCCTAACTTTGCCAAGGCGGTGAGCGTATGAAAACCGCTAGCTGGGTCATCGTCAACAAGGCAACCGGCCAAGCCGTGTTTGAGACGTTCAACGAAAACACGGCCAAGGCCGTCAACGAGCGCCTCTACAAAGCCGTGCCAATTCTGGAATGGCTGCAAAGCCTGAACCGTAAAGCCTAACTCTCATCAACCCTCGCGCGGCCCGAGCGGCCGCGCTTAATCAAGTAAAGGACCAGACCATCATGCAACCCCTCATCCAATTGCCCAACGACGTGCAAGCCGCCGGCTACAAACAAACCCGGCCATTCCACCATGAGCAGGTTTTCCATAGCCCCAGCGCCAACTTCACCGGCACCGAGCGCGAATTCTTGCAAGCCGGCCACGCTTACGCCTACATCCAACTCGACGCCTACGCCCGCGTCACCGTTCAGTAAAGGACAGACCATCATGAACCGCGTCACTGAAGCCCAATTGCAAGCCATCGTCGACCGCCTTAACCGCATTACGGGCATGCCCGCCGCGCCCTACGTCAACGGCAAGGCGCAAGTCGGAAACTATCACCTCAGCCACGCCTACGGCGGCGTCTGCCTGCACCGGATGCACAACGAAGGCGGCGGCGTCTCCTGCCCCATCGTTGGCGGCCACGTCACCAAGCGCGAACTGGCAAACCTTATGCACGCTTACATCGCCGGCCTTCAGGAGGTGACAGCATGAGGCAACACTACACCCCCGAACCCCAGCGCCGGCCTAGCCTGCTGCGCGACTTCCTCGCCGCGCTCATCTTCGCTGCGCTGATCGGCGCGCCCTTTGTCCTTTATTTTTGGAGCATGACGCCATGATTACCATCACCCACGAAAAAGCCACTTTCATTGTCAAACCCGAAAACGCCGAACCGACGCGCGAGCTACTGGCGCTGATTGACAAATCAAAAGGCCGCAAGGGGCGCAAACTGCCCAAAGATAAGGGCCACGTCAAGCATGACAGTAGCAAGCGCCATTTCCCGGCGTTTACGCCCGGCATGAGCACGGCCGACTATGTTGCACGCTACGCGGCCCTGAACGGCCACTTGCACCTTGCCAAGGTGGACTATGAGCACGCCGATCGGCCGGCGGCTATGTATGACCCGACGCAGCCGGAAGTTGAGGAGTTGCCATGCGAACAATAGCCTACCTGCACCGCCACGGCGACATCGAGTTGGACTGCGAGTTGGAATATGACCGAGGCCAGACGGCCAGCGAGATCGACCCACCATATCCACCGGCCGCATATCTGATCGCGGCCAAGGTGGCCGGCGTCGATATCCTGCCCTTGCTGGGCAATGACTTGATCGGCCAGATCGAAGAGGGCGCGATATGGTCGCAGGACTGATCGCGGTTATACTGGTCGCGCTGCTAGTGGTCTTCCTCGATCTCTAGGCAGTTGCCACTTAGCCCCCACCGGCCACAAGCCCGTGGGGGTTTTTCTTTACTTCACCCGCACCATCGACGGCGCAGGCGCATCCTCCACAAGCCGGCGTAGGTCCGACTTCGTGTAGTCGGCCATCGACGGATGGCAATAGATGTTTTTCTTCGACGGGTAGTCGGCCGACGCAAGCCGGCCCATGTTGACCCAGCCGGCCTCCTTGAGCGCGTGCAGAAGCGCGGCTTGGGGCACCTTCACGCCAGACGGCGCAGACGCTGCTACGCGGTCACACAGGGCGTGGAAGGGCGATCCAACGGCGCCTCGGGCGAACTCACCCCGACGCGCGCGCATCATTTCGACCAGGTAGCTTTCGGCAATGCTCATGCCATGCTCGACCAGGTTAGCCTTAAACTCAGTCCAAGCCGGCGCCGCGCTTGGATTGAAGGCCGACACGTCACGGGCGCGCAGCCAGGCGGCGACGGCCTCATAGCCGCCGGCCTTGTACCAAGCCCACAGTCGGGCGGCAGCGTCTGGCGCCATGCGAGGCGCCGAGGACCACACGCAAAACCAGCGCCGGTCCTGACTGTCGATTGTGATCGGCACGGGGTCATTGGAAAACGCCAGCACGAACATGCGATTGAGCGAATCGTACGGGTGCAGGCCTTTGCGGTTGACCGTGAGCATGTCGGGCGGCGCGGCAATGATAGGCTTGAGCTTGTTTGCCAGGGCGCGGCGCTCTTTGGCCTCGGGCTCCTTTAGCTCATTCAAGATGAGAATCTCGGACTCAAGGGCGTATCCCCACTGGCTGCCGAGCGTGTCGTTGTCGAGCAGGCCTCGGTTTTTTAGTTGCGGCCCACAGACCGCCCAGATAAACGGCGCCCAGAGGGTATCCTTGCCGCATCCCTGATCGCCGCCATGCAAGACCGCGTGGTTGATTTTGATCTCCGGGTGCTGGACCTTGTAGGCCATCACGTTGAAGATATGCTCGCGCTCACTGACTTCGGGCACCAGCGCCGCGCAGTGGTTCAGCCAGGGCGAGATATCGGCGCCGGCAGTGCCCACGGCCGGGCGCGCGTCGCGCCAGCGGTTGCCGTACACGTCACCGTCACGGGCCACCAGCACGCCCTCGCCGGCAGCGTAGGTGATGCCGACCAGCGCCTTGGCGCCCATGTCTTGGCGGTTCTCGTCGAAGCAGTAGCTGGCCTCAATCTTGGGGCGCTTGCCGAACAGCGAGCGGCACTCGATGTGCCGGAACAGCGCATTAAAGGTCGAACGGCTGATCTCGCGGCGGTCTTGAAGGTCGAAGTAGTGGTCGCCCTCTTGGACGTAGCAAAAGCGCTTGTACCAATCGGCCTTTTCAGTGCGGCCCAGCTCCTTGCGCTCGACCTCGGCGATCACACGCTTGGCCTCATCGGGGAACGCCTCGGTGGGGTGCAGCTTGCCCAGCGCATCGGTCATCATCGACGCCAGCAGCTCATCGCGCAGGCCCGGCGCATGGTGGGGCCCACCCTGCTCGCCGACCCACTTGAGAAACGTCACGCTATCCAAGTCGATGCAGTGGCTGTGCAGGCAGCAAAACGCCCGCATGGACGGGTTATAACGCCCCTCGGGGTTGCCGTCGCTGTGCTCGCTAGAGTTAGGGCAGACGATGCCGGCCCAGCCTTGAGCGTTAGGCTTGCTAAGTACCAGCCCCTGATCGGATAGCCAGGCCAGCACGTCATCGGCGCCGTCGTCAGAGACGCGGATCGGGCGAAACGTCGCGGCCTCCTCGGCCGGGGTGACGCCGAGCGCCTCGCAGATTTGCGGCAGGCTGAACTGGCGCTCGGGGTGGAACTCGACCAGCCGCGAGACGAACCCGTCACGGCCGGGCTTCAGATTGACGCTGCCAGGCAAGCGGAAGTTTCGCACGGGGTTGACCGCACCTTTGTCGCTGTAACCGGCAGCGGCGATGGCCGTGATGGCCGCGCTGTACTCGGCCTTAGTCGGCTGCTCCTCGGTGAAGGCGTAGCCCCACTGGTAGCTGCCCTCGCTCGTCTCCATGACCCACGTCGGCGCCAGCGGCGGCGTCTTGGGGGCCTTCTCAGGGTCGCCCACGTCGTCCAGCACCATGCACAAGACGTACTCGCAGTTCGCGGCGCTCGCGCTGATCTTGCCGTCGGTGAAGCGGTCAAGGATGAAGCTGGCGGTGTTGCCGTACCATGACTGCCCGTCGGGCCGGGGCTTGTTGGGTAGGAACGCCGGCCAAGTGGCCTTGACCGCCCCGTCAACGTGTAGCTGTATCTCGCCGCCCTGCAAGCGTGGTTTTTGTCTGACAATCAGAAACGTTTCGCCCTCAGGGGCAAGACTTGTCATATACTCCAAAAAATCCATCGATTAGCTCCTTTGGTGAAAACGCCCGGCAGGCCACTACCTGTCGGGCGTTGTTGTTTCTACTTACCGTAGCGGGTCATGATTTCGGCCTCAACGGCCAAGGGCAGGCCCTCGGCCCATGCTGGTGGGGAGCACATGATACGCTCCATCTCCTGCTTCACGGCCTCGGGATTGTCTGTCTCGACAACTGCTTCGTCGTGGACGTGTAGCACCACGCCGTCGAGTTGGCGCAGCGAATGGCGCAGGATGTCATTGGCTGCGGCTTGGGTGATGTTCTCGCACGCAAGCCCTTTCCAGAGGCGGGCGCGGGGCCACTCTGTTGCGTCGGCTGCGGGCTTCCACGATGCTTTAGCGTAAGTCACGCCGTCGCTTTCCAGCCGAGCGTAGGGGTAGCATAGCACGCGGCCAGAGGGCAGCGCGTACCATAGGTGCTGCCCGTCGAAGAGGTACGCCACACGCCCGGCGCTGAACTCATGGCCCTTGTTACGCATGGCGCGGGTGTACGCCTCCTCTAGGTCCTGCCAGAACGGCACGGCCCACGGGTTAGCGCGGCGCCAGGCGTCAACGATGCGTCTAGCCTGCGCCTCCTCGAAGTGCACGCCATAGGCCCGGCCCATCGCAGCAAAGGCGCCCACGCCGCCGGCAAAGCCTAGGGCCAGCTCCTGCACCTTGCCGACTTGGCGCTGCTCGCCGGTGACCTCCTCATACGCCACGCTGTAGGTCGCAGCGGCGTTGACTTTGTACGGGTCGAGCTTGCGCCGAAAGATGTCCAGCTTGTCCTCGCCGGCCTTGCTGTTCGACAGCCACGGGTTGACGCGGCCCTCGATGGCTGACCAATCAGCGACGACGAAGTGTTTGCCCTTGGCGGGGATCAGTGCGGGCCTGAGCATTCCCCGCAGAACATCTGTGACTCGTTTCCCGTAGGCAGGGACAATGTTATGTCCTCGGACCATAGCCTGTCGTACTGCATCAGGTTCTTTAGCGCACTTGCGAGTGAAGTTATGCACTTGGAGTCCATAGCTCGATGCACGACCAGTGGCGGCACCCCCAGCGAAGACAAAAGCGCCACGGACTCGGCAATCCTCGTCGTCTGCCAAGTCTGCCATGCGGCTGAACTTCGCAACTGACGACGCCCAGAGGTCATCAGCGCACTGTATGACCTCGGCGACAGCGGGCGGTATCTCATCGGGGTTCTCCATCGCGAGCAGGTTCGCTCGCACAGTCTTGTCAATCGAATACTTGTCCTTGACGAGCATCAGCTTCTTGGCCTCATCGCCCACGCGCTCAAGCACCCACTCTCGCATCTTGGGCGAGCGCACGCTGGTGATCTCGCCGTCGGTCAGCTCAGCGACGCGCTCCTCTATCTCGACCAGCTCGTCGTGAGCGTAGCGCATAGCGGCCTTGGCAAGCGGCACGTCCACCAGCACGCCCCGGTCGTTGATGCGCTCGTTGACGTGGTAGTCGGCAAGCTCTTCAGCCGATAGCGGGCGCATGGCCTTGCTGATCTCGCGCATGGCCCGCACGTCCTGCTCGCAGTAGGCGATCATCTCGGCCATCAGGCCGGCGTCCTCGCGGAAGTTGCCGTCGGCCTGTGGGATTGATAGCAGCCGGATCAGCTGCGCGCCTCGGTGGTCCTTCTTCATGCTGACGCTGGCGAATCGCCCCACATCCTCAAGGCTGCCAGGCGCACAGTTGGCTCTGGCCTGCGTGGCGGTGCAGTAGAACTGCTCAAGGTCGAAGTTGATCTGTAGGACGTACCAGAAGATCAGCCGCTCGAAAGCGGCGTTGTGGGCGTAGATCGGGCCGGTGTGCTTGGCTACAGCCTCGGGGAAGGGCGAGTTGTTAAGCCACATCATACCGTCGGGTGTGTACTTGGGCACCCACGTCTGCACCTCACCGTCGTCGAAGGCGTAGGACATGCACAGCACTTCGGTGCTCATGTCCTGCGCGTAGTTGTAGACGCCTTTGCTGCCGAGGTCTACCCGGCTGCGCGTCTCGAAGTCAAGCCAAAGCACGGTCAATTCGCTCTCCTATCCATCGCACCACAGGCACGGCCCAAGAGTTGCCTAGCGCCTTGTAGCGTGGGCCATCAGGGCACTTGTCTTTGATGTTGGTGTAGCCGTCGGGAAAGCCCTGCAAGCGTTCGCACTCAACTGGCGTGAGGCGGCGCACGGCCATGTTGGGCTGCATGACGCCATCGTGCCTGCCGCCAGCGCCGCCTCGCTGGATGGTGCCAGCCAGATCAATACTGGCAGTCAATTCCTCCGACCATCCAATTGGCTGCATCACACCCTGCGTTGCAGCGGTGTCAACCGTGTAGCTGGTGCCGTCATCGTTCCAGCCCTTGCCGTTCTGCGCCTTCTCGCGGGGTGTTACGTCTTGCAGGGCGATTGGCAACAGCGTTTCCGACTCAGCATCTAGCCTGCCCATCCCCCCCGCGTTGAGGCACATGCTGATTTGGAGGGATTCGACGCTATCGACATCTCTGCCGGGGCCGTTTGCGCCGCCGCCATTAGCGCAACCTGCAATTGTTGGGGCAACTGCTTGCCCCGCTTCTCTGCTCGGCGCAGAATCCCGGCGCACGCCGTCGAACTCAAAAAGAACCGCTGCGGGATCGAAGTCTGCTCTAGCACTTGCGACAACGAACACACGCTTGCGTCGTTGGGCCACTCCGAAATATTGGGCGTCGAGGACTCGCCACGCGACTGCTCTTTTGGGGCCATCAATAAAACCAGCGTTTGCCCATCGGCCCCCTGGTGGGACGAGCGCGTCATCTTCGCCGGCAAGTGCTCCCAAAAAGCACCCGAATGCGTTATCTTTGGTTGAGAGGACGCCGGGGACGTTCTCCCAAAAAATGATGGACTTTCGCTGTTCGTCGATTGCATCTGCGATCTCACAAAAGGTAAGGGACAAGTTGCCGCGCTCATCGTCCAGCGACTGGCGCAGACCGGCGACAGAAAAGGCTTGGCAAGGCGTGCCACCGCAAAGGATGTCAGGCACTTCAACCTGACCGCTGCGGATCAGGTCGGGTAATTTGGTCATGTCGCCCAGATTGGGCACATCAGGGTAGTGGTGCTTGAGCACCGCGCAAGGAAATGGTTCGATCTCGCTGAACCAAGCCGCTGTCCAACCAAGCGGTTCCCACGCCACAGAAGCGGCTTCAATGCCGCTGCAAACTGATCCGAATCGCATAAAAAAGCAGGGGCCGGAGCCCCCGCTCTCAATCAGGCCGAGCGACGACGACGGCCAGCAGCAGGCGCTGCCTCAGCAGCCGGCTCGGCCTCAGCCTCGCCGTCCATGCTGACCCACTCCACCACCTCAAACACGGGCGTATAGATACGGCCGTAGCTCTTGTGGGTGTAGTGGTCCTTGCCCAGCTTCACGACCGGCACCGGTTTGGACTGGTCCTTCTCCACTTGCGTGGCGATGGCAACAGCCAAGGTCTGCACGGCCTTGCGGCCACCGACCGAAGTGGTCGTGAACCGCGCCTCAAGCCCAGCGTCCTCGCCGCTGATGCACTTCAGGCTCAAGCCCGTCTGCGGCTCCCAGCCCTTCTTCGCGCCGTGAGGCGCTGCGTCTTGCTCAGGCAGAGGCTCGGTGACGGGCACCAGCTTCTCGCCAAGCACCTCGCCGTCGCCCCAAGCGATGAAGCCGTGGACAAACGAGAAGGGGTTGACCGCCCAGCGGGCGTCATCCTCGGCCTCGGTCTGGTCAGCGCCAAAGACCCAGTGCCCCGTACGATCCATCTTGATGATGGCCGTGGTCGAGGCGCTGACATCGGTGGCGATGCTGCGAAGCGCGGTGGACAGGGAAGTGACAGACGGCAGGTTAGCGCCAGAGAACTTTACGATATTGGACATGTGAAACTCCATTACAGTTTAGAAAGGGCTTTTGACAGCCCGATGAACGACTGCACCGCTGGCCGGGGATCATCCACCGGGGCGAGCGTCGTACCTGACGACTCGGACTTGATCAAGTCCTCGGGCAGTTCGCTAAAGCGCTTTTTGAGCGCCTTCTCGGCCTGCGCCGGTGACATGATCGAAGTCTCGACGACGACAGATTCTTTCAGACCCATGTCGAGCAGCGCCTGTTTGGCTTTGCTCTCATCGGTCCACTTGCGTCGCGCTTGCTTCTGGACGATCTTGACGCCGGGCACGTTCACGCCCTTCTCAAGCATCCCAAAGGCCAGCGCACGCAAGTCTTTAATCCATTCTTCCAAGAGGTCGGCATTGTGCAGATACCGGCCAAGCATGTCAACATCTAAGTTGACCAACTGCTGCTTCAGTGCGCGATCGACGGCGCCGGTCATCTGCGGGCAGATGGGCTTGGCCGCGCACCAGCGGCAGTGCTCGCCCTGCGCCAGCGGCGCGTCGTCACGCTGCGCCTGCATAACCGCTGTCATCAACTCTTGCTCAAACTGCAAAATGCGAAGTTTGTTCGTCACCCAGCGCCTGATGGCTGGCGGCTGCACGATGACGCACTCGATCTCATCAACGCCGTCAAAAGCCCACTTCAGCTCATCGGTACGCATGGCCGCTGCGGCGTAGAACATGAGCTGCGCGTTCTCTACAGCATCAACGACAACACCGTCGCCAAACTTCCAATCAAGGACCACAGCACGCTGACCAATACGCCCAACAAGATCAGTGCTGCCAAACACTCCAGGCAGAAGATCGCCGAAACCAACGCGTGTCTCCACCTCGTATACCAAGTCACCGTTGGGATCGATCTCGTCGAGCGCGTCCAGGGCAGGCGTAATCTTCTCATCATATAGCTCCTGTGTGAGCAGTTGATCCTTGTGTTTGAACTGGCCGATGACGACGCCTTGGTCGAGCAAGATGCGGCTAATGACGTCATGCAGCATGGTGCCGCGATCAGCATGGACGCTGGACGGCTGCGGGGGCATCTTCTGCACCAGCTTCACCGAGCCAGGGCACGAGATGACGCGCTTAGCGGTCGAGCCGCCTACGATGTTACTGTGCTGCATTGCGGGCTTTCAGCATGGCGTCAGCGATAGCGTAGACGACCAACGCAAGTTTTTCCCCGCTAGGGTCTGCGGGAAGCTGCGAATTTGCGAGCAATCCTTGCATGGCCTTAGCCGCGAAGTAGTCGCGCAAGGTCATTCCTGTTGTTTTCGGCTCGTGCAGGTGCTCGATGGTGTGCGGGAAGGCCGGTATGTCTGTCATGGCTGTACTCCAGTTGATTGATGAGGACTGCATCATAGCACGAAAAAAAGTAGTTGCACAAAACTTTTTGACCCGCTATGATGGCGGCCCAATCAATCAACTGGAGTACCGTATGGAGTCAATTCGAATCAGTATCAACAGCCGCGATGCGCTGCTTGTAGACGAGCACGAGGGCGGCGTCTGGCTGCACATGTACGCTGCGAACGGCAGCATGTTCACCATCATGACCAAGGAGCAGGCGAAAGAACTGATTGCTGCACTGCAACAGGTGATCGCATGACCTGGCCGTTCCCGCCCTTCCCCAACCCGCTTGACCGCCCCGGCCAGCCGCCAGCGCCAAGTAAGTTTGACCCTAGCAAGGACGACCATGAACCAGCCCCTTATTGACAAGGGAGTGCCTATCCCTAACCGCTTTCCCTTCGGTCAAATGGAAGTGGGCGACAGCTTTGTCATAACGACCAAGCGCCAGACCGCCTCTGTGGCTGCGCGGCGCTACGGCGACAAGCACGGCATGAAGTTCATAACCCGTCAGATGCCAGATGGCACCATCAGATGCTGGAGGACAAAATGACCATCGAAGCAATGAAGCAGGCGCTGGAGGCGTTGCTGGAAATCAACGAACTCAGCAAAGGAGAAAACGCCATCTGTTTACCAGCAGAGATTGATGGAGCAATGGACGCCCTCCGCACCGCCATCGCAGAGGCTGAGAAGCAGGAGCCTGTGACCCGCAGCATTAAGAGCATGTTGCAGCCTGATGCTTATTTGCAAAATGGGATGCTAAACCCTAAGTACACCACCCCACCCGCAGCACAGCGCCAGTGGGTTGGGCTGACGGATGAAGAGATTGACGAATGGACGCCAGAGATTCATAGCGTGATTCAAGCTATCGAAGCCAAACTTAAGGAGAAGAACACATGAAGACTAAGACATGCAGCAAGTGTGAACACTACACACTGGAAGAGTACAGAGAAGGGTTTGGGGACTGCGCCCTGATGGGCGATGCTAATGAGGGCGTGACGGACAACACCCATGCATATGGTTGGGACTACGAGGGCTACAGCGCCGGGGTGTATGTCGGAGAAAAGTTCGGCTGCATCCACTGGGTGAAAAAGGAGAAGAACACATGACACTCTTAGAAGTTCTTCTGTACGTCGGCGTCTTCGTCGTCATCGTCTGGTGGGCCGCGAGCGCGAACTTTGACGCCTGCGACGAGTGCAACCACGACTGTCGGCAAGGGCGTGACTGCCCGAATCGCAAATGAAAGAGTCAACAATTGAAAAATACTTCGTCGCCCAGGTCAAGGCCGCTGGCGGCATCGCGTACAAGTTCACCAGCCCCGCGCACCGAGGCGTGGCTGACCGCGTGGTGTGCCTGCCCGACGGCAGCACATGGTTCGTCGAGCTGAAGGCGCCGGGCGGTCGGCTGTCTGAATTGCAAAAAATTTTCCAGTCTGACATGGCGCGGCTGCGCCAGAACTACGCCTGTCTATGGTCAAAGGAGCACGTTGATGAATGGATTAACAGCCTTGCCGGCTAAGTACTTCGCCGTCGGCCCGTACCGTGCCGAGCAGGTCGGCCCGACATGGTGGGGCGTGATGAACAAAAACGGCGTCAACGTGCTGACGTTCGCCGAGAAGCGCGGTGCTGTGGTGACCGATGAGGCGCACGCCAAGCAGATCGCCGACGAGTGGAACCAAACTACGGAATTCGTGTACCCGCCCGATCCGTATGTGCCGCCCGTCACGCAGCGCATGACCGACGAAGAGATGACTGCGTACATCCAAAGCCGGCGCTACAACTGGGAGACAAAAAGGTGGAGCTAAGACCCTACCAAGAACAGGCGGCTGACTTCCTGTACGAGCACGACCGCGCCATGATCTTGGCGCCGGTCGGCGCAGGCAAGACGGCGATCACGCTGACGGCCATGCAGGACATGGTGCGCGACGGCCACGTCAGGCGCTTCCTCGTCGTCGCCCCGCTGCGCGTCGCCGTTAGCGTCTGGCCGGTCGAGGCCGCCAAGTGGGCGCCCGGCCTGCAACTGCGCGTGGCGGTCGGCACACCTACGCAGCGCAAGGCGGCGCTCGACTACTGGTGCGAGATCGTCGTGACCAACTACGACAATCTCCAGTGGCTGGCCGGGCAAGACCTAAGCACCTTCGACGGCGTGGTGTTCGACGAGCTGACGCGCCTGAAGAACCCGTCGGGCGCCAGGTTCAAGGCGCTCGCCAAGGCGCTCGACTGCCCGATCCGCTGGGGCCTGACTGGCAGCTTCACGAGCAACGGTCTAGAGGACGTGTTCGGGCAGTGCAAGATCATCGACCAGAAGCTGCTCGGCCGCAGCAAGGGCGCGTTTCAGCAGCAGTACTTCTACCTCGTCAACAAGGACTACAACGACTGGCAGCCGCGCCCCGGCGCGCTGGAGCAGGTCATGGCCCGGATCAAGCCGGCCACCTTCGTGCTGGAGCCAGGCGAGTACAAGGACAAGCTGCCGCCGCTGCACACGGTCGAGGTGCGGCTGGACCTGCCCGACCGCAAGCCGTACGAGGACATGAAGAAGGACTTCGTGACGCGCTTCCCGGACGCGACTGCGGTGGCGATCAACGCTGCTGTGGTGACGCAAAAACTGTCGCAGATGGCCGCAGGGTTCGTCTACACGCCAGAGCCGGTCTGGTTCAGCAGCCACAAGTTCGACCGGCTCGAAGAGCTGCTGGCCGAGAACCAACAGGCCAACACGATTGTCTTTTACAACTTTGTCGAGGAACTCCATGAACTCAAGCGACGTTTTCCTTACGCCCGGACAGTTGACAGCATTGATGACTGGAACGCCGGACGAGTACGCCTTCTATGCCTGCACCCGCGATCCGCCGGGCACGGACTCAACCTCCAGCACGGAGGTCACCACATTGTCTGGCTCAGCCTGCCTTGGAGCCTTGAGCTGTTCGAGCAGGCCAACGGACGCCTGCACCGATCCGGGCAGCGCCACGACGTCTGGTGCTACGTCATGATCGCCAACCAGACGGTCGATGAGAAGATATGGGCCGCGCTGCACAGCAAGCAGGCGGTCAGTGACATTGCAATGGAGAGTTTGAAATGAGCACAACCAGAGAAAAAATTCGCTCGACGAAGGCGCAGTTCCGCATCGCCGTCAAGCAGTACAACCAAGCCGAGCGCCTAATGAAGCGGTTGGCGAACTCACTATACCAACTGGAGAACAAGCGTGAATTGGAGATCGCTAAATCAAAAGCTAAACATGCTGACCGAGGCTGAGGTGCTGGCGCTGCTGGAGGCCGAGCGCCAAGGCGCCAAGCGTGTGACGTTCCTAGAGCGCCTGCACCAGCGGTACACCATGCTGCGGGCGGCGCGCGAACGAGTGGAACTACTGAAGGAGGCAGTCAAATGAAATCCCGTATCCTAGACCCCAACTTTAAATATGTGCCGGCAGCGGCGACAGATGTTCAGGCAACATGGCGAAAATTTGGATGGAAACCTCTCGATGAAATGCCCAACGTGCGCAGCGTGGACAGAAGTAAAATTGACCAAGCAGATGGGCGAGTACGTCCAGAGATCAAGGGTATGCGGCAATGAGCACAAGTTCACCACAGAAGAGCGCGTCGTCCCCACCAAGCCGCACGGAGGGGCCAGACTTCGCAAGCTGGAGCCCAATGGTGCTGACGAAGTTCGCG